CATACGCAATGACATTACCTCGTATGGCTTTTGAATTAACAAGTTTTACATATGATGCCGAAAGAAAAGTTGCACCAACAAGAAAATTAAGAAAGACACAAGTTGATACAGAAAACGGTGGAAGAAGATTTGTATATTCAGGAACTCCATATAATATGGGATTCAGTTTATACATCATGGCAAAATATAATGAAGATGCAATTAAGTTAGTAGAACAGATTCTTCCATTCTTTAATCCAGATCATACAAGCACCGTAAAGTTGATTGATGGATTAGAACCAATGGACATACCACTTATTTTAGCCGATGTTCAATCAGAAGATATTTATGAAGCAGAATTTACAGAAAGAAGAAGTATATTATATACACTAAACTTCAATATGAAAGGTTGGTTCTTTGGACCTGAAAGAGATAAGGCAGTTATACGATTTATTGATACGAGAATAGCAACTGATACTGCAACTGATACAGAGTTCGAAGAATTCAAAACATTACAGCCGGGTATGACTGCAAATAACGTAGCAACTTCGGATATTACACAAACTGTTGATTATAGTTTGATTGAATTTGACGATGATTGGGATTATATCACAACGGTATCAGATACTGCACCCAGTTAATTAGGAATACTATATTATGAAAATTGGATTTACTTGTAGCAGTTTTGATCTGTTACACGCTGGGCATGTTCAAATGCTAAGAGAAGCAAAAGAACATTGTGATTATTTAATTGTAGGATTACAAATAGATCCTTCACTCGATCGTCCTGAAAAGAACCCACCAATACAAACAATAGTTGAACGATATAGTCAATTAAAAGCTGTAAGATATGTTGATGAAATTATTCCTTATAAAACGGAACAAGATCTCGAAGACATATTAGAGTTATATACAATTGATGTTCGTGTTCTTGGTGAAGAATATCGTGATAAAGATTTTACAGGTAAAGATATTTGTCGTAAGAGAGATATAGATTTGCATTTTAATCGAAGAGATCATAGATTCAGCAGTACTTTACTCCGCCAGTCTTGCGCAATAAATAATACGGATAAGTAAATAACTTGGATTTATATTATGATTAGAAAGAAGGCGTTGAACGAAGAAATGAGTATGGGTGGTCTTGTACTTGAAATGTCCGCAACATTCTATAGAGAATTCTTTGTAAGAAAGGATTACGATTGGTGGTATGTAGTACAACCTGGAGATACTGTTGTAGATCTAGGAGCCTGTGTTGGAATGATGGCCGCTGACTCTTTGGATAAAGGAGCTGCTAAAGTTTATATGGTTGAAGCAAATAGAGAATTGCTAAAGACGGCAATTGAAAATGTTTCCGAATATATGATGAATGAACCCGATCCAAAAGTTTATCCGATTAATGCAATTGTTGGTACATCTGATGCGGATGGCTGTTATGTAACAAAGAAAGCGCCATTACCGACTGATGATATAGATCGTATTTCGTTTAAAGAATTAATAACAAATTACGATATACAAAACATAGATTATTTAAAGTGTGATATTGAAGGAAATGAATACGATGTATTTAACACCGAGAATTTGGATTACTGTTTAAATAATGTAAAACATATTGGTTGTGAAATACATATAAAGGCAACTGAAGACGGTCCTGAAAAATTTATTAAATTTAGAGATACGTTCTTAAAGCGATTTGTTGAATCTCCACTTCATAAAGTAAGAAGCATGGATCAAGATGATTTTGTTAATGCCATCTGGGATAATGATATTGTGCGAAACTTGCCATTGAGTAATTCATACTTTATGTTATACATTACAAGAGTTGACGCATGAAAGATAAAGGTGATATAATAGCGATGAAATTAAATATGAGACCTTTAGAGGAAGCAGCCGAGCCGGTTTTAGTTCCTGCTGAAATAGAGACAGTTGATGAACTCAAGAATCTACCTCAAGAATCCACAATACTACCGCCTGCTGTTATCACAAAAGAAGCTAACGAGAATCTCGGAGATATTGAATTAGCGAAAAAGAATATCGAAAACATTATTAATCTTGGTGATGAATCAGTTCGCGAAATGGTTGAAATCGCAAAGCAATCAGAATCACCTCGAGCGTTTGAAGTTGTATCTACTTTAATGAAAACATTACTTGATGCAAACAAAGATTTTGTTGAAATGTCAACAAAGAAAAGATACGCAAAAGAAGAAGACCAACAGGGTAAAACGGAAGTAACGAATAATAATTTAATTGTATCTACATCAGATTTACTTAAGATGATTAAAGGCGAAGTAGAAGAAGATAATAAATGAGCAACTTCGATAAAGGTTACTTAGGTAACTCACATCTTAAAAAGATTGGTGAACAAATTGAGTTTACACCCGAGCTTCTAAAAGAATATTTGAAGTGTGCAGCAGATCCAGTTTACTTCGCTGAAAACTATATTAAAATTGTACATGTTGATCATGGTTTAATTCCTATGAACATGTACGAGTATCAAAAAGAAATTACCGAAAAGATTACGAATAATAGACGTGTTGCTGTATTAACTGCAAGGCAGAGTGGGAAGACTACGACAGCAACCGCTGTTATATTGCACTACGTCCTCTTTAATGAATTTAAAACTGTTGCGATATTGGCAAACAAAGGTGACGGCGCAAGAGAGGTATTGGGCCGTATACAGTTAGCCTATGAAGCATTACCTAAGTGGATGCAGCAAGGTATTGAAGAATGGAATAAAGGTAACATCACGTTAGAGAATGGTTGTAAGATCTACGCAGGTACTACTACTTCTTCTGCTATTCGTGGTAAGTCAATATCCTTTCTATATCTCGATGAGGTTGCGTTTATTGAAGGGTTTGATGAATTCTTTGCTTCTGTATATCCAACGATATCTTCTGGTAAAACAACAAAATTATTAATGACCTCTACTCCTAATGGATTGAATCATTTTTGGAAAACCTGTAAAGGTGCTAAAGAAGGTACAAATGGTTATGAATACGTTGAGGTTATGTGGAACGATGTTCCTGGACGAGATGAATTGTGGAAAGAGGAAACTCTCGAAGCATTAGATTTTGATAATGAAAAGTTTGAACAAGAATACTGTTGTCAGTTCTTAGGAAGCTCAGGTACACTTATTAGTGGTGCCAAACTCAAAGAACTTGCTCCTTCGAAGCCATTACATGAGGCTGAAGGTATTACACAATATGAAGCAGTAATGCCAGACCGTTCATATGTAATGGTAGTTGATGTATCAAGAGGTAAAGGTCTTGATTATTCAGCATTTAATATAATAGATACAACAGAGATGCCATACAAACAAGTATGCGTCTATAAAGATAATACCATAAGTCCAGTAGACTTTGCCTCCGTTATATATAGAATAGGGCTGATGTACAATGAGAGTGCAGTTTTAATAGAAATTAACGATATCGGTGAACAAGTTGCTGATATACTCTTTATGGATTACGGCTATGAAAATCTTCTCTTTACTGAAAACCACGGCCGAGCCGGGAAACAAGTATCAAATTTTGGAGGGAAGAGGTCAGATCATGGAATACGAACAACCAAAAGTGTAAAATCAAAAGGTTGTTCTATATTGAAACTATTAATTGAACAAAATCAGTTAATACTACAAGATTATAATACAATACAGGAGTTATCACGATTTAGTAAAAAAGGCAATTCTTACGAAGCAGAGTCAGGTCATCATGATGATTTGGTAATGACGTTAGTTCTGTTTGCTTGGCTATCCGACCAAAGATTCTTTAGAGAGTTAACGGATATCAATACTTTAGCCGAATTAAAAGAAAAAACAGAACAACAGCTTGATGAAGAATTGTTACCGTTTGGATTTATTGATACAGGTGCTGACGATATACCCGATGAACATGGGTGGATCGAATATAAACCTGATGTAGGATGGTAAATCGCAAACAGCGAACTTTTATAAATAAAACTGTGATAACTATTAATTAGTAACAAAAGATTTAATTAGATAATATTAAAGGAGAATAATATGGCTTTTTCCGTAAGTCCTTCCGTAATTGTTCGAGAGGTGGACGCGTCAGCATCGGTACCTGCCATCGCAACACCACCAGCAGCAATCGCCGGCGTGTTTAGATGGGGTCCTGTAGGTGAAGCAGTACTTGTTTCTTCAGAGAATGAATTAGTTTCTAGATTCGGTACGCCCGATGATGATAACTATGAAACATTCTTTGTAGCAGCAGATTATCTTTCATATGCAAATGCTTTATGGGTCGCGCGTGCAGACAATGGCGCAGCAACAGCAACAGCTGACTCACGTACATATAACGCAAACAACGTCTTCCTCAGCGGAACCGCTGGTTCGTTTGATGCATTGTATGCTGGTGAATTAGGTAATTCATTAGAAGTAGCGTATGTTAAAGAGAGTAATTTTGAGAGTTCAGTAGCAGCTCTTGAGGCAATTCCTGAAACAAGAATTACTGGTGTTGGTGACACACTAGCAATTAAACAAACAATTGCATTTAACGCAAGTAACACTCAGTTCGAAGTAGCACCTGCTAACAGAATCACAACAGCAGATGTTGGTGATATCTTTGTAATCGGTAACGATTCAGTTGGATATCAAGAATTGTCTGTCAGCACTATCACTGAAGTAACGAGAGATTCGGTCGGTGACGAAACTGCAAACTCATCACTAATAACAGCTTATGCTTACGATATAACATTTGGTGGTTCATACTTATTGGCAGAGTCTGGTTTACAGAATCTCACCATCACAAGAAAGTGGGCATACTCAAACCTATTTGGTGGCAAGAAGCCAGCAACTGGTAACTATCACATCGCCGTTTTAGACGAAGATGGGGCAATTACTGGAACTGCAGGATCTGCAATCGAGATCTATAGTGATGTATCTACTACGG